CGGCTTCCCACTGCCCAACATTTGGCCCCCTAAGATCTAGCCAAGCATCCATTCGGATGCACCAATCTTGGCCGTCAACCTCCATGCTTTCTGCCATCTGGATCAAATCCCGGGCCGATATTTTCGTCAGCCTTTCAATAATTAGGTTCATAGATTTCTAAACCCCATGGGGCATGTTGACGGGGTGTGGAGTCCCATCCGGCGCGGTGGACAAATTCGTTTTCCACGAAACGACAGATCGGACTCACGCCAACATCCCGAGATACGCTGTGCTCGGTTAACGTTCCTTCCTTTAGGACAAGAAATATAATTTGGGCGTTCATAAAAGATAACCCCCTGCGTTCTTACTATCGCTACGCGCTCAAGGTTCCGAAACAGGTCGGATAACGCGGCTACCATCGAAGCGGGGAAAATTTAGGCGGCTTTCTTAATTCTGAGGGCCGTTAGGTGTTTCATGTAGTCAGAGCGGGTCATCAGCTTTAAATTGGGGAGGCGAATGTCGATGTTATCGCCGTCGAGGGCCACCACGCACATTCCTTTTGAAATTGGGCCGTTAGCGGCCTCCCACATATCACGGTGGAGTGACATATACTGTTCGCCGCGCCGGGTACGTCGCCAGCAAGACCCATCAGATTTCAGGGTATACTTCCGGCCATTCCAGAAACGAACGGGCTGTCGAAATTGTTGGACCACTTCTAGGCTGTTGTTCTTGAACATTCGCCTAACAGTGGTTCTCCCCATTCCGACCGACTTGGCCGCTTTTCTCACACTCTTGTGTTTTAAATATTGGGCATGGATGAACTGGACGACATGCGCGGGGGCGCGCTGGCCTTCGACAATTTGTGATTTAACGACCAATCTCCGCACCTCGTTGGCGGCCGGTAAGCGCGGTTTAGGTTTCGGGGCGTGCTTTTCGAGCAACGCTTGAATTGAGGAGAAATCGCTCATTCCAAAGCCTCCGGCATATACTTTCCGGCGATTGTGTAGCACATGTCCATTGCGGAGTAGAGGTTTTCAACGTGGCGAAGTCCGCACAAGTGAAAGTAACCGCTTTCGGGTTCAATCCAGTTCGAGCAACCGTCCCACTTGATTCCGCATTTTATCACGGCCCCACCATCGGAACCGTAAATGATGAAGTCGATGCAGACGGGGTGATCGTCGGCCCAGCAGGTTTCAACACACTCCCATTCAATCGCCCACCCGCTTCCATTTTGGGTCATTCTTCCCTTTATTTCTTCGCGTGTCATTTCATCCCCCAATCGTACCAACGACGTTTAGTGCGGGGCCGAACGAACCATTTTAGGAGGCGGTCTAAGCGGGTCCAGAGGCTCATGTCCAAGTGATGATTGAGGTTGGCTCGCATCCGGGGTTGTCGCTGCGGTGCATGGCTCGGGCCTGCGCTGAGTCTACAGCTTCGTATTGGGCACAGTGTTGGGTCACCCAAGTAATTCCTGTTTCCACTTCAATTTCATCCCAAAAACATGTGCTTTCACCACCAAGGGTTTGTGACTTATGCCAAAATATGGTAAACACCTTATATTTCGGGGCGCGTGGCCAAAAAATGTTTTTTAGCCAGTTCATTGGATGAATTTTGTAGGGACGAGGCACATGTTTTCTGGTTCACCGGCAACGTACATTTCCCGGTTAATTACGAGAAACGCTTCGGTGAGGTCATCATGAAGCTGCCGCCAATATTTCAAGCGCCGTCCTCTACTATGGACCGACTTCCACTTCACCATCGCCATGTATTTTGAGAAATTAGGCGTGAAAAGGATTGTTCCATAGTCTCCCGAAAAAGCGGGCACGACCCCCATCCTGCATTTATATCCTACGGGGTTCATTTTATCCTCCGTTCCCAGAACTTCTCTAGTTCGCCCGGTTCAAGGTAACGCGCAAACACTGGTTCGCCTCCACCTAAGTAAAATAGGCCTAGTTTCTTGCCCATAGTGGTTACGCGGTGGGGTTCGCCCTCTAGGTTTACGTCGAAGGGGGCGCGGGGCGTGTTGTGGAGGTCTTTATCCCACGTGCCCATTTGTAACTCACGTGCATCCGGCATTATTTTATGCCGCCCAGCCAACGCTGCCATAGCTGCGGCTTTCTTGCCTTCTAGGGTGGTTGGGCGGGTGGGAATAGGAAAAACGTAGTCCTCTGGCGGCCGGGGCTTGTCTGGCAAACGTCCCGCTGTTTGTGGGAAATCGGGCTTTGGCACCGGAATAAACGAAGCCTTAACCATTCGAGCCTCCGCATACATCTGCTTCAGCTTCTCCCCATTCCTCTTCCAAGCCGCCTCCTTCTTCGGGGTACGGATAGACGCTAGGAGCTTGGCTGGGTTGATCTCGTCAGCGTGGCCGCACTTGGTACAGATGTGTTTCATGGGATGAACGGAAACTTTGAGAAGTTAGGGTCTTCGTAAACCGTGACGTTCAGATTTATCGTTTTTCCCGGTCCTGCGTTCTTCTGCGCTTCCACGTTGGCGGCCTCTTGCTCCTTCGTGCACATACCGAACATCTCCCTAAGCTCCGTAGCCATATCTAGGGCCGTGTGGTCGTGAATCTGGAAACCTGCATTGGCTTCCAGCAAGTCAACAAGCGCCTCGGCCTCCTGACGGATAAACATGTAATTGCGTGCCATACCGCTATGGGATAGCGACACCATATCGGGTGTCAATAGCGGTATTAGGAATACCATGAGCTGTTACACCACCCGAAACAATGGAGCCGCACCAGCTCGAACGATCCGGCATTGGACCTTCTCCCCCGGCTTCCACAACCGCCCAAATGTCCGCTCCACTGATACCTTCCGCCCATCCGGCAGGCTAGCTGTCAGGTGTCTACGATTCGGGGCCAGCCCCATAATCTCCATCTCCCCTCGCTCCGGCCAACCCCCAATCATCTCCACCGGCAGGCTAGTGACCGTTTCCGGGTAGAACGTCCCGCTCCCTTCCAAATCTCCCACAATCGCAGGCTCCTCAGGCACCACTGGCAAACTAGCAGCCACAGAAACCGCCCCACAATCACTCTTTCCTTCCTCACGGGTCAGGACCGCCTCAACCGGAACGGACGCTTGTACGGGCTCAGGAATAGCCACAGACTCATTCCCGGCAAACAGCCTGCCATTCAGCCCGTGTATAGCCCAACGAGCCTTCTCCCTCGTACCGTCCGTCTTAATATTTAGGTACGAAGACTCAATGGCCTTAACGTGCTTCTCGATGATTGATAGATGATTCATAATTTCACTGTGTTTTTTATCTAAAACTTGGTTAACGGTTTAGCAAAGGTTTCACTGCGGATTCTAACCTTAGGGTCTGAATTGAATCATAATAAGAGGAGAAGCCGCTCGGCTGATCCCCCCGCCCCCTATCCGATTCTTGCAATATGCACGATTAGCTAGGTGTTAAACGCACAACCTTTATTATGTCTAATGTAAAAGTGTTGGTGTTGATATGACTTACGGCAGTCATCTAGTGTTACGGCCAAGAAATGAGAACCTTTGCCGGTCGGCGTAGAGGTAGACAGACCGGTCTAGTTAACTGACTTTCTGGCTACGTGGGCGAGAATCCATAGCAACAAGGCCTGAAATAGACTCAGTATGCACACTGGTTTGGTCTGGATTAACCTCAATTACCTTTGGTGATACGTTGGTCATCCCATCTAGTTCAGTGAGGAGTTGGGCTTTGGGGGAGGGGCCGAAGTTATTGACGGTTACATTGACTGAGGCGTTGTTGAGGGCGCGGGAGCCGTCGAGGGAGAGGCGTTTGTCGTGCATCACGGAGAATATGAAGCCTTTCTCGCCGGGTTTGAATAGGCCGTTATCTACGTCGTGTTCGATGGAGTCGGCTAGTTTGTCGGCTATGGAGCGGAGTTTGGAGGCGAGGCGGTCGTTGAAGGCTTCTACTGGTTCTTGGAGGGAGGCGGCGAGGGAGCGGCGGTCTGGTTCAGAGAGGGTGCGAAGGGTGGGGGCGCGCATGATCCCTTGGCCTTTGGAGAGGGTGATGGCTACGTCCTTGGCTAGTTGTTCAGGATCGTAGGTGCGTTTTAGGGCGGTGTTGGGGATACCGGGGGGGCGCGCTCCGTTCTTACCGCCAGTGTGTTTCTTCTTGGGGGTGCCGTCTTTCTTTAGGCCGTAGGGAGCTTGTAGGGGGCTAGGAATGGCTGTGGTGCTGCTTTCTGCGGCCACCTGCACTGAGTTGGTGGGCGGGGGTGGTGGGATTGCCGCTGTGGGCTGGTTTTCGGGCGAATCGCTCATGTCTTTTGCGCGTGTTCGGAGATTAGGTAACGCCTACCCTCAACCCATCTAAACTTGCGGGTGGTGAGAACGTTGTCACGGAAGCCAACTAGCGTCTGGGAATAGGTGCCATCAGAATGAATCTCGTTTCTGGACTCAATGATGGTTCCCGTTTCCAAAACATTACCGGATTGGGCGGTTGGTTTAAGCAATGCCTTAACCGCCAAGGGAAGCCCGATAACCATACCGAAGAAGGAGCGTCTATTCATGGGGCGAAGCGGGTTAATCCGCGAGGATCAAGGATAGCGACACCTTTGGGGTATGCGGGCGAACCATGTTCAACCAAGTGGGCGGCTTGTTCGGGCGTATAGCGGCCTGATTCCTTTACGCGGGGCGAATGAGACGCAGGTGTTTCATGCGGCACCGTGGCCGGGCCGGAGTTCTCATCCGGAACCATTCCTGCTGTCCCAAAGTTGTTGTTACTCATTGGATTTATGGGGCTCTTTCGGGGCGAGCCGGACCGCTTCATCCATCAAAGACCACTCTACGTCAGGATGGGAGAGGGCTTGCAAAAGGGCTTTGGCTCGGTCCCAACCATTCCGGACGGCCCAATCGTTAAGAGGCTCCCAAGTTTTAAGCGGGGGTTTCATGCTTAGATTCCTTCGTGGTTCACGAGGATATTCCATCCGATATGGGCGTTCAGCCAGTCGAATAGCGGGCCAATGGTCCAATCGGTATTGGGGTGGGCGGATTTTAATCCCTTGTGAGTAGCCATTTCTTCGCGGGCCATGGCTTTGATTGCTTCGATCTTATCGGGTGTACAAACCCACGCAGTCCAACCGAGGTCAGGATATGCCTGAATGGACCACGTTGACCCACACTCAAACTGATGCTCGCTGGCAGGGTGGCGATCTAGCGCCGTCATCATGGCCTCGGTCTTTCGATAAGAGTCTTCCTCGAAGCCCGGTAAAGGTACCTCAAATAATTCCTTAACGCGGCAATCTATCCATGCTGACAATTCAGGCACCGTGAGTTTCTTGGATGCGTAGAGATGTAATCGTTGGCCCATGCTACACGCTATGCTTAGGATAACTAATATGGGGATGGCAAGACTGATTAGCGGGGCTACTGGGTTGTTGGTGGGGCGAATCAGGCGAGGTGCGGCGGGCGTTCAGAAGCGCGATTAGGTTTTTCTCCCGTTCGCGTCATGCAAACCGCAGAAACAGGACCGATGGCCTCTGTGCAAAGTTGGTCGCATCGTTCGTTATCCGGGTCGCCACTGTGGCCGCGCACCCATTGAAACGTAACCGTGTGAATCTTGCAGAGAGCGCGAGCCTCACCCACCATTTCAGGAATGTCCGGACAGTCGCGAGCCGTCTTCTTGCCGATCTTGTTCTGAATCCATGCGGAGATCACCAAGCTGTCCGTGCGAACCAAAACACGACAAGGTTTCTTCAGCGCCTTCAGTCCCTCAATAACGGCCTTCAATTCCATTCGGTTGTTTGTCGTAAGAGGAGTACATCCTACCTGCTCTCTGTATGCCGTGCCGAACCGGATCACGTATGCCCATGCTCCCTTCCCCGGATTCGGATTACATCCTCCATCCGTCGTCAGAGTGACCAACGGGAGCGATGAGTTGAAGGGTATTTCGGATTGTTTCATGTCTAACGGAAGTTGTCTGCAAACGGCTGTTCGAGGCCAATAGCAAGCCCTGCAAATGAGGGCCTGCTTCGCTATCACCTGCAAAAGGAGGCGTCATCACCCGTGACGCACGGTAGTCCATCATTCCCCACCTCGGGCCTCGTTACTGACTAATGCCCTTGGCTGTTTCTCGTAGCCTGTGGTTGCAAGCCCCTCCACGCGCCTAAACAATGGACAGTCGGCGCGATTCAACGGGTAGTTTCTCGGTGGCGATAATTACACCGATAGATGAGAACGGAAGCCCTCACCCCGAACCTTCAGCGGTAGATCGCTCGCCAATATCAGGGAACGCCGCTTACACGCCCCATTCTTCTATGCGTTGAACGAGGAAGTCCGGCTTCAGTGATTCATGTTCAGTCTAAGTTCTGCTGTTGGGCGGAGGCTCGAACTCCGTATTCACGCTTCGGAATTACCTAACGCTAGCGCCACCCACGCGGCCCCAACAACAGAAACTACACTGAACCTGATTTAGTTTTCTTCCAGATAGGGGAGAGGGCAGGATTGAGGGGGCGAACATCTGCCGCCTTACGTTCGGCAGCGGCGTTCCTGATTTCTCAGAACCAGCCTTAGCAGGATTCGCCGCCTCAACTCTGCGCTCCCGTGCGGCAAGGGCCGAATTGAGACAGGACGCCGTTGCTTGGCTTCGGGAAACGCAGTTACCGGGCTCGGCTAGCGATGTGGCGACACGAATTAGTCCAGTGCGTAAGAACGGACGTGAACGCCTACCTATCTCAATTCGGCGCTCACCTTGCGGCAAGAGCAGCGAGGTAGACCCGGGGGTTGCACCCGGCCATGCATAGTGGTTTGCGTCGTTCTTTGGTGCAGGGTCTACGCATACGGCATAGAATGCGCCCTTTCGGGCCAAAGGAGTGACATCACCAGTCCACCTCGCTGCGCTCGCCTTGCGGTCTGCGCCCTATCTGGAAAAGAACACGGGACTCTCAAAAGCAGAAAACCCGGCCACATGTGAAGCTGTGGGTCCGGGTCTTCTTAGAGAGATTTGCGCCCCTCAAAATTGGAACTTTCGCCGCGACTTCACTCGCAACACGAAAACGGCATCAGCTTTCCCCTGATAGCACAAGCAGGAAATTACCCGATGGCGCGAATTAGGCCACTTTCTCTTTCTTGGGGGCGAAGTTCTTCTTCGGGCACTTCCCGTTGGCCTTTGCGGCCTCACGTTTCGCTTTAGAACGCGATTTCCCGCCGTTACGCCCCAGCATGGCCATCACGGCTGTAAGTTGATCTGGGGGCACCTCTGCGGTTTCTGGCATGGGGGCAGCGAAGCCGATTGGCATTACAAAGCAAGCCCAGAAATATCTAAAGATAGGCATTGCCAAGCCGCTTGGCTTAGTATCCACTCATCACATCGGCAGGAATTATCCGGCTGATAAAAACAATCACATGAAAATTCGCTACAAGTACAAGGTCGGGCGTTATGTTCGCCCATCAGACGACAGGCCGATCAACATTCACTGCGGCCAGCGCAAGGATAACGGATTCGATGTTCACTACTTCCTTTATCGCGGTAAGCGCATCTTCGTTGGAGAGGACTTCCGCAAGTGGCACAAGGTCTCCGCCTAACCTTTTCAACGGAGGCGCAACAACGCTTCCACTCCTTAACTCAAAAAAGCATATGAATACTTCTCTCCCCGCTAACGCGGAAAACCTGAAGACAGTTCGCGAGTCCCAAGTGGAATCGCGGCACACGCCGGGGCCGTTCGTCCTTGCCCGCTTCAATCGGGACATGAACACCGGATATCGCTACTTCCTGCATGCTGGCGGAACCACTCACGGATGGTCAATCGCCCACATTTGCAACCACGACGACGCCGAAGCGAATGCAGCTTTCATGGTGCAGGCCATGAACTCACACGAGGCGCTGGTGGCACAGCTCAAGACCATGACCGATGCCTACGCCAAGGCCATGAAGGATGCTGGAGTGACGCATTATCCAGAGGCGCTGGCTGTTGTTCGTGAAGCTCGCGCCGCCCTCAAATCCGCCACCCCCTAACCCTTTGCCCGTGTGATTGCGGGACATCGCCGAAAGCTTCCTAACGTCAGCTAAATACTAACGGGCCGGGAAGCCGTAGGCGAAACTTTCAAATAAAATAACATGAATCTAGTTCACAGTTCCGATCCGGTACTTCGCAAGGAGGCCGTTCGTGTGCAGGACTTCAAATCTGCTGCGGAGATCGCCGACCATATGAAGTTGCTTATGAAACTTTCAAATGGGGTTGGCCTTGCTGCTCCTCAGGTGGGGATTTCCGAACGTTTCTTTGTGATGCGGGATGGCGGATTAACGCTGGTCTGCATCAACCCGGAAATCCTCTCTCACGGTAAAGACGAGGAGCACGGCGTGGAGGGTTGCTTGAGCTTCCCAGGTCTCTCCAAGAACACGGTGCGCCATCGCGTTATCACCGTGGGCTACCTGGACGAAAATACGAAACCTGTTAAGCGCACGTTCAAGGGTTTCGAGGCACGAATCTTTCAGCATGAACTAGACCACCTCAACGGCGTTTGCCTCTTTGCATGAACGCCCTATACCGCCCGCATGGTCCTCGTGGCCAAACCGGACCCACCTTCGACTACCTAACCATTGCCCTTATTTGGTGCTTGGGGAGGCCCGACTTTAAGCAGTGGGACGTGGAGCCTATCGCCCCCCAGAAAGCAATCGTAGGGCAGGATGGCATGACCTTGTGCCCCGCCCCTGACTCCGATGAAGGCAAAGAACTGATCGCGTTCTACGACCGTCCTAACTTCCGCGTACAATGAAACCTGAAGCTCAGAGAATCGCGATTGCGGAGGCGTGCGGGTGGAAGTTCAGCAAGATAAAGGGGGAATTTCGGTATGTCAGCATCCCTCCTGATGGGGTGGCCGTTGCCAATCGTAACTTTGGGGATGTGTCCAATCTCCCCGACTACCTGAACGACCTCAACGCCTGCCACGAAGCGGAGAAGGTGCTGAACCTCGCCCAATTCTGGGCTTACGCCGACTGGCTGAAGGAAGCGCGGCACAAGCGAGGGCTTGGTGTGGACGAGTACATTACCGCAACCGCAGCACTTCGATCAGAATCCCTGCTTCGCGCCCTCCACCTCTGGACCCCATGAAAACCCTCACCGATAAACTGGAATTCGCCTGCTGGGTGGGCAACGCCGATATCGCTATCACCGCCCTTTGCTGGGCTCTGGCTCAATGAAAACACTTCCCTGTATCTTGGGATGCGCGGCGGGAAACTTTATCTACGCCTTTGCTACAGACCATAACTGGCAACGTGCTTTCGCTTATTCCTTCATGCAGATGATTGCCGTTCTGTGTCACCGCTACGTTTTCGACAACAAATGAACTTCTCCTCCCACAACCAGACCGTGCCCCTCGCGGGAATAATTCCGCCAGCCCGTACCGTTACGGAAATACTCCACGTTAACAAAATACTGCTCTCAAAAGATAGGTCAGCGATTAACGCCTTCGTAGATGAGAAAATTCGGGAGGAGCGTGAGCGGGAGCTTCAGCAGTTGGCCAAAGAACTTAATCCAGATTCAAAATGACATACGACAAACAATACTTCATCGCCAAATTTTCCGCGATTCCAGAGGAGCTTTGGACAAGCGGGGAGGATTTCAACGAGAGCACGGGAAAATGCTGCGCGAGGGGCCATTGCGGAATTCGTGGAAAAACCAGCGAATGCGAAGAAGGCATGGCTCTATACCGCGTCTTCGATTCCGGCCCGAACACATGGCCGGTGGACATTAACGATGGCCACGATAAGCGCTACCAACAACCCACCCCCAAAGCCCGCATCCTAGCTGCCCTTAACGACCTCCCATGACCAATTACGCCCAGCAAATCGCCCGAGACGGAAACCTTTTGAACCGCCCCGCCAAATCCGGCCCAAAGAAACGCAAGCCCATGTCGAGGGTCAGCAAGCGCCGCGTGGCGGCGAATCACCTCTACTCGAAACAGCGAAAACTCTTTCTGGCCTCTAATCGCTACTGTGAGGCGCTTGTCCGGTATGAACCCCGCCACATTTGCACGATTCGCTCCCAAGACGTTCACCACATCGCGGGGCGCCTCAACGGCAACCTGCTCAACGAGGGCACATGGATGCCCGTTTGTCGCTCCTGCCACGACTACATCCACTCACATCCCAAAATATCCCGCTCCTATGGTTGGCTAACCTAATTTTCCCCATGAAAGAAGACACCCAGAAACTACTCGGGGAGGCGAACGAGGGAATACCGCTTTGGATTCCTTCTGAGGAGGAGGTTCAGCGGATGCACAAGCTTTCCGTGGAAGCCGAAACTTTCACTGAGGGGCGCACTTGGCCCACCCGCAACAATCGGGACAACGAATAACTTTTAACCACAACAAAACATCATGCGCATCTGCAAAATCACCAACATCAAATCAGACGGTAAGCCGTGGGAATCCCAATACGGCACCATGTATCCGCTTTATGTCGTTCTTGAGGACGGCGGGGCGGGCACGACCAACAGCAAGACCGAGGTTCCGCCTTACAAGGTGGGCGATTCGGTAGGCTACGACATCACCGGCAGCACGCCGAGGGGTGTCCCGAAGATCAAGATCACTCGCAACCCCAAGCCGGGAGAAGGTACCGCTTGGACGCGGGAGGATGAGAACCCTGAGCTTGAAGCTGCCCGCCCAACTGAAGCTTACGGGTTCGACAAGCCCATCCGTGAACCCGCCAGAGAGCCGCAAGCCGCCCCACAACGCAGCTACGCGCAAACCCATGCCCAGACCCCTCCGGCCCGCCCAGTCTCTCCTGCGGCGTCAGGAACGCCCGTACACGGTGCTACAGTGGGGGGAGCCCTAGCGCGTGCCGTGGATATTTGGATCGCGATTGCCAACCACCAAGGAAACGGCGTGGCATGGCTTCCGGGCGACGCTGGACTCGTGGAGCGAATCACCCGAGAACTCGTAGCCATTCAACAGCGGGTCGAATCCGGCGCGCCCGTCATCACGGAAGCAATGAAGAAACTGGACGAAAATTGTCATTTTTAACATGAAAACACTCGCAACCCTCGGTAACGACTTCAACAAGCGTCACGGCTGGCTCCTATACACGGCTAAACGCTTAGGCGTGGCGTTGTGCGGGGGTTGCGCGGCGGCGGTAACGAAAGGTAACGCTGAATACGTTCCCAAGGATATTGATTTCGTGGCCAAGCAATCGGACGCCCTTCTGTTCATCGCGGCGATAAACGAGTTCATGCTAAAGCGGAGCGTGCATTACCGCGTCTACGCCAACAGCAAAAACAAGTTCGTCCCCAAGACGGCCACGGCGCACTTCCGAATCACTAGCCCGCTCTGGCTTCCCGTGTGCCTGTTCTTGATTCCTGACGACAAGTTCCGCTCCTACCGCATTGCTCGCGGCCACATCCTGCAACTCTACACCGACATTCAAAGCGCAGCAGCCGACATGACGGAGATCGACAGCAAGCCCCGCATGGCATCCGAACCCGAGGAAGCGCCCGACCCCATGCTTACCCAAATCATCGAAGACATTATGCACGCAACCCCCGAACGAGTCGGAAGCGGCTCTAAATCCCCATGAGAATCGTCATTCCCCCCGCCAAGCCCCTCCCCCGCTTTGAGTTCACCAAGGAAGAACTAGAAAAGTTGGTGGGCGAATTGCATGAGATGCACTTGGGGCGAATCTATCGAACCGCCCACCCGCAAAGATCACAAATGTTCCCTAAGCTGGATGAGTTCGCCTTCTTGGCGGAGTCTTTAGTGGAGGGCTGAAAAACATAAACTTAATATGAAATCTGAACTAATCGAATTGGGGAGCGTTTCGTTTCCCGATAATACCGGCGAGCGTGTTTACATGCTGCCTTTCTTCCAGCGGGAGGGGCTTCCCGCAAACCTCTCGCGTTGGCAACCGACCGTAGACGCAATGTTGGTGGGCATTCATACCGAGGAGCCGATTTATCTAATGATCGATCAAGGCCGAGTTGAGGCAGGAAAGTCGCAACGTCGTCCGGGGGCGCATATCGACGGCTACTGGAATCCCGAGAAGAACGGGCACGGCGGCACAGGTGGGGGCGGGCATGGCTCGCACCGTCCCGGCAAATCGGGCGCTTGGAATACGGCCACGTTCGCTGAACCCGAAGCAATCCTGTTGGCCTCCGACTTGTGCGCTAGCCGTGCTCTCGTTGGCGATTTCGACGGCCCAATAGGTGAAGGTGGAGACTGCTCACGCCTTAATCTTTCGGCCCTCGAATCCGTTTCGCTTCGCCCACACCGCGCATACATCGGAAACGTCACCATGATCCACGAATCGCTTCCCGTTGAACGCGACTGCCAGCGTACCCTAGTTCGTCTGAACCTCCCCGGCGTAAATCTCTGAGTGACCCGCTAGGCCGGAGCGTAACCACCGGCCCCTTTTTTTGCCCCTGACTATCAGCTTTTCCACTACCCCCTATCGGGGAATTTCCTATGAACACCCAGCCAAGTCCCTTTGATTCTTTGAAGCCCGGAAGCACCGCAATTCTCGATTCAGGTAATTACGGGGAGGAGCGTCTATCAATCGTCCGCGTTCATCGTGTCACGGCGACAATGATCGTGACGCAGCTTGACCGGCCCGGATGCGAAACTCTCGTGACCCGCTATGGGAAAGAGGATGGAATCGTTAAGGGAGAAACTTCTGGCTACGGTCGGCGCTCGCGGCTGTTGATGCCCACGCCCGAACTTGTCCAAAGAATAGAGAAGGCGAATTTGGTCAGCAAGTTCACCGCGCTAAAGTGGAAAGACCTGAGCCTAGAACAGCTCCGTGCGGTTAAAAATGCGCTCAGCGCCCCCGCCCCATGACATTCAGGGAAAAGTTCAAAGCCGCCTGCATCGCCCGCTCACAAGCTTTAGCACGCCGCCTGACCAACAACGAGATTCTGGACGAAGCCGCAGCCATCCATGAGTATTCAGTTTTAGAGCTGCAAAAGGAGTGGGAGAAGAAACCCAAGCGGGCTAAGAAGGTGGCGGAAATGTCGGATGCTGAATGGGTGGCTTATTTGGAGGGCGAACCGGCTCTTAGCGGGATCAACGTGAAGCAGGAAATCGGGCGGGCTCAGTTTTGGTGCCGGAATAACAAACGAGTTCCGACACGCCGCTTCCTCGTGAACTGGCTCAACAAGGCCGAAAAGGTTGTGGACCTGAAAGCGATGGGGGCGACTCACGCCACAAACCTAAAGATTCCCGCACCGGACGGCCCCGATGGATGGCTGGTCTGGTTGAACACCGAACTCTCGCTAATCAGCGAAGAACATCCCGCTCACGGCCAGCTACTTTTTGCCCTGAACTCCCGTAAATTTAGCGGCCTGCCAGAAAGCTGGCGCACCCGCTGTAACCAACAACTAAGAGCATGAGCACCGAAAAACTAGATTTCAGCCGCGAACTTTGTTTGATCGCTGGCTTCCGAGGCGAGGCTTTCCATTCCGTTCAGGCTTCCATGCTCTTAATCGGGCTTCGGGGTCTGGACTTTTCCGCCGCCGATATTCCTCGCGAACTGACAGGGGGCGACAAACACGTATCCGGCCTTGCCACCAAGGGCCTGCTTAAAATGGGCCTGATCGAAAAGGTAGGATACATACCCTCCCCGAACAAAGATGCGAAAGGAAGGCCGGTTCTGTGCCTGAGAATCCCCGCCGACAAAGTTTCCACAGCACGGACTTGGCTCTCCCGCCACGGCTACCAAGACTCCCTCCCCGCAACGCAAACGGAAATGGTTCTAGCGTCATGACGATCCGCCCCACCGGAGACCGCTATGTATGGGAAGTAGAGAGCAGGAGCCAGCCGGGAACGTTTCACCGGGTTGATCTCACGGGAAATCATGGGGGAGGTTTCTGCCCATGCCAGCATCACAAATGCGTAGCCCAACCAGCCCTTGACCGGGGCGAACCGATCTTAACTGAGGCCACCCTCTGCCCCCATACGGAGGCTCTTTGCTGGTACTTCTTGCGGTCTGTGCTGCCGAGTTTGGCGAGGGGTGAGTAGATATTACACCCTAGCTATAATTGGGCGAATCTACGGATAGTTTTTCCCGCTCCGTTTCTGATATTCTTACGCCACATGAAAACTTACGACATCACAATTCAACACACGCCGACGCCGTGGAGCGTGGCGGGTATCAGTAACGCCGCCTTTGGTATCAAAACAGCACGTCAGATGATTATCAGTCCCGCCGGTGTTATCATCGCCGATTGTGGCATGGCCCTTCACGGCAATACCATTATCGGCGCATCGACCAAAGAAGGATGCAAGGCCAACGCCGCCTTCATCGTTCGCGCCTGCAACAGCCACGCGGATTTCGTCGCCATCATCGACAAGGTTTCGCGTTACCTTACTGGCGATTGTCGGACTGGTGATTTGTCCGAGTTGGAAAGCATCATCTGCGACGTTGAGGCCATCCGCGCCAAGCACGACTTGGACAAATCCGCCACCCAATGACACTCCCCGCCACAACCGTCCTCCTGCACACCGAGAAAATCCGAGAGCTACTTACCGAAATGGAGCAGAGGCCCGACGACGCCCACCACGTTCTTAAGTATGCCGTATTAATTCGCGTGGAGCTAATCGCCCTCACCAAAGAGCCAGCCTCCTCCTAACCGCACACCTGCTAAACGAAAAATAAGATTATGAAACAAATCACCATTACCTACATCGAGAACGGCAAAGTTAAGTCGCTCACGATTCAGCAAGATCAGGAAACCGCGCTCTGTAACGGCGTCCACTTTGAGTCCGACCCGGCGCTCGCGGACATCTCATGGTCGCAGGCCATGTCGGTCATTATCACGCCAACGCCCTAATCCCATGCCTCCCAAACCCAAATCCTCCCCCTCGTTCCCGCAAGAAATTGAAACCGAAAACGAACGCTCGCTTGAGGCGCAAATCAAGTTCCACGCCGAAAAGGCCGTGCTTCACTTCATCACTAACGGCGCGTGGCTTCAGCCCGACTACACCAACCGCGTTACCGTGCCCGCTGGCTTGCTTCAGGGTGCGTGGTCGCTGGTCGATCAGGACGGCATCAAACGCAAATTGAAGGAGCGGATCGAAGCCGAACTTGCCGACCGTCTCGTGAATCACATGGCCGCTGAAATGGCCACGGACATCAAGCAAATCCTGAGCGTTCCCGAGCGCCGCGAAGCCGTCCGCCAGATCGCCCGTGAACACCCCGAAAGCATCATGCAAAAGGGGCTGAAATGAGCCTTCCCGCCACTCCCGAGGGAGACAAGACGCCGACGCCGATGACGGACCAAGCGCAACGCCTGCTCGCCCATGTATCCCAAGATTACCGCATGGGCCGGATTAACGCAGAGCAAGCCGACGATGAAATGTATAAGGCCCTTGAGCCGGTTCGCTCCCTAGAGCGCCGCATCTCAGCTTTGGAGGGGGAGGCCGTCGAACTGCGCAAGGATAAGGCGCGGCTGGATTTCCGCTCTAACTGCACGGTGTTTCAGGCAAACGAAATTCTTCGCTTCTGCGGGGAACGCTGCATGCAGTTCAGTGGCGACCACGTTCTTTACCGCGCCGCAATCGACCACGTAATGGCAACCGTGCCCGGCGCATTCGGCGACCGTTCTGCAATGCCGTCCTCCACCCCGCCTCCCCAGTGAGCGCGCTAAAAGAACTGCTGGAGAAGGCGACGCCGGGACCGTGGAGCATCGTTCGCCACGCATCTACTGCTGTCGAGAATCACAACCGAGAACTTGTGGCCTCAACTGGCGTTCGTTCCGATAACCGCGTTGATCCTGACGTTCTGTGCGCCGAACTGGAAGCCAACGCCCAACTAATCGCCCGGCTGAACCCGCAGACGATGGCCCTCGTGCTGGAAGCGCTGGAAGACACGATTAGCAAGATAAACGATGCGGCAGCAGGGAATATCAATTTTCGCGACGACCTTGCATATCAACTGGAACTCGCCCTCAACGCCCTCAACAATCCCTCCCCATGAAGACCGAACCCATGACTTCACCAGCTATTGTGCAGGCCGTTTACGACTACCAGAAGCAGCGTGAATTACTTGTGCGCGAACTCGTCAGCAAGTCCGGTGGCTACATTGAACACATCACCGAACGCACAAAGCCGCTGACTGAAGCCATCGCCATAATCGACGCCAAGATCGAACGCCTCTGCCTCCGATTAACCTCCTAATCTCCCCATGAAATCTCCCAAACACGCGGGGAAGGCCGCGAAGAAATTGCCTCCGTCTAAGCGTCCCGCTGTCCTCTATCGCTACCAGTACGAAGACGCCGATGTTATCACTGACCTTGCGCCCGCAAAGGACGACGATTTTGCCGCCGCCACATGCTCCATAGTCCTCGTCTTACCCATGCCGACCCTCTCTGCGGCAAAGAAGGCCCTGAAGTGGGCGAAGTTGGGGGAGGAGCAGAAGGTGGAGGCGATTGCGAAAGCGCTCTACAACCTCGACACCGCGAACGCTGAACGTCGCCAATCCGAGATGAACAGCGGCATCCGAACCGACAGCTTTCTCTATGACCGCACGCAGTATCAATGCTGGGGCCATCGCAGCCTTGATTGCCACCAGACCGACGGAATGACCACGCATGAACGCTACCAAATTCGCGCGCGTATTGTCCTTAAAACCATCTCCCCATGAACTCAGGTATCCCGGAACAGATCAAACAGGCGCTGGCCGACAACGCAGAGAAGATCGTCATAGAACTTCTCGAATACAATAACATGGATTTCAACGAGGAGGAGCAACATCAGCACGACCGGCGTGTAACCTTTGTGAAAGACTCGCTCCTCACCGCGCTTGCTCCCCACTTCACGCAGCAGGGGGAGGATCGGGCCGTTCTAGATGAAATCGAAAGTGTGTGGGCCACCGGCAAATCTGTCGCTTGGGTTGAGCTGTGCATGAGGGCCGCCAAGGAAGGATTCAGAACCGCCCACCACCGTGCCGCCCGCCTCAATACGGAGATTAAAACGAAGTGAGCGCAGAACTAAACCCTCTCCGCGAATGGGTGCCGTCAGACCAAGAGCCGCGCCGCGCCGGAGTCCACAAAGAGCTTGGGTGTCCGATGTGGGCCGTGCCGGGATGGACCGGCGGACCCTGCACCGATTACACCCTCTATCAGCAACGCGGCTACGCATTCCATGATAACCTAAAGTGGAGCAGGCCGAAAGATCACGGCACAACAAATTCAATCAGCGACAACACATGACCCCCTCCTCAAACCCTCCCGCGTCCAAAGTTAAACGAATCGCGCCGGATTCAATGACATGGACGGACTACACTTATCCCAAAATCGTCTGCCGTTGTTGCAGGGGCGTCGGGATGGTTGAGCTGTCGTTCGACATGAAGCAGACAATGGAATCGGTTGGAGACGATTGGCGCAGCACGACGCGAATTGCGAAGATCATGGCCAGAAACCATACGCCCGTAAACCAGAACGCCCTCGTTAATCGCCTGCGTTTTCTTGAGAGCAAGCAAATGGTCTCAAGCTGGAAGCGTGGGCAGGCCGTCCATTGGAAACTCTCAGATCGTTTCATCACCCGCCGCGAAGCCCTCAAATCAGAATAACCATGAGCGAATTACCTCCAATCTGGAAAGATGACTTTCAAGGAACATGTTCGTCCGGCCCTGTCGGCGAACTGTTCATGCCACGAAAATCACCTAAGCCCCCCGCCGCCCTTCCCGCCCCTGCGTCCGAGGAAGCGAAAGCCGAGATTCCTAAAGGTGTTTCTATCATTCTTTTTCGTGCTGGTAGGTTCGCCGTAAGTCAGCGTATTTCCAAGTTGGGCGCGCTGGGATTGTGGCAGTTTGCTGGCGGTCAGGTTGAATTTGGCGAGACGACTTTCAGGGCGGCGCAACGCGAGTTAATTGAGGAAACGGGGCTGAATATTCCGCTATCGCGTTTCCATTTCATCGGACAAACCGGTCCGCTGAAGGGATACAATGGCGGCGATTACATCGGCCACAGATATGGCGTCGTGCTTGAAAAGGACGAAGAACCGGCCTGCACTGAACCAGCCAAGGCGACTCCGTGGAGCTGGGCAACCCCGCAAGAGGTTCTTGAACGCGACATGTTGCAAGCGACGAAAGAATTCGCGTTTCTCTTCGCGTTGCGATCCTGTCCGGCGATTGCCCACCCGACCACCGACGAGGCGATTGCCCGTGAGGCGGCGAAGGAGATTGCCGTTTGGGGCGTTGGTCCAGAACCAGCTGATATTACGGTTTCTGAACTCAATGAAATAATCTTACGCCACATGCGCGCCCGCGTCTCCCCCTCTGCGTTGAAGAAAGCGGAGCCCCGTTCCAATTCCTCGGATACTCCAAAGGGGGAGGCGGAAAAGAATTTGTCCCGTACTATGCTTGGCACAACTGAGGTTGTCCGTGGGACAGAGCAAGACGCAGCGATTCCGTCCAATCCGGCTTCGCATACGTCCGCCCCTCATCCCGTATGCTTGGAGCAAAAAATGGAGGGGACGGCGTTGAAGAAAGCGGAGATGGGGACGGCGAACGAGGTGATTACCCTCTGCATGAGTTTGCTTTCGCGCAAAGCGGCCGCCACCGTATGCATCGAAGAAATCGGGGAACTTGCCAAAAAGCTTGAATCCCAACTCGCCGCCCTGACTGCGGAGAGGGATGCGTTCTACCATGACTACCGCGTGAAGTGCGACACTGAGACGAGGGCCCTCCAGCAGCAAGTGGAGGCGCTGAACCGCATCATTGCCGGACTTGGTGAAGAGAAGGTCGCCGCAAACACCGCCCTCGCCAACGCCACCCGACAGAACGCCTCATGGCGCGAGCTTTTCGGGGCCAAGGAAGGAGAATCGCCGGAGCGTTGCCGGGAAATCTGGCAGACGGCACTTGATGAACAGGATTTGCTTCGCCAGCAGCTCACCGCCGCGCTGTCTTTGGTGGAGGGAAATTTACGCAGGCAACGTTCGCAGGAAGAACGCTTCAAGGAGGAGGGGTTTAACTTGGCGCGTCGCCTGCAAGAGACTGAGTCCGACTTGATCAAAGCAATCGCGACAGCAGCGGGAGTGCGGATCGCTCTGGATGAAATAGCATCCCAAAAACTAACTGCGGAAATGGACCCTGATGCCCGCGAACATGCCGACTACGAGACGGGCTACAACGAATGCGTTAAACGTGCCCGCACCCTCACCCTCCCAGCCGATCAACCCAAGCAGGAGGAATCCAAGTGAGTGATGAGCACAAACTACCTGAAGGCTGGAAGATCACGCACTACAAACAGTACGAGCACTCGGTTATCGAGGCACCACAAAACGAGGAACACAATAGCGGCGGAGTTTCCTTGTATTGGAAGCAGCGCGGATTTTCTCTGGGGTACGGCGGTCGTCCTAATAAAATAAACGCTTACTCTGGTCGTGGCTGGAAAGAGAAGATGGTGACCGAAGCCTGCGCCGCTCTTGATTCTGCGCTTATTCGCTGGAACCGCCCCGCCGCTTCTCTGCCTCAACCCAAGCAGGAGGGCGAAACGAAATGAGCGAGGAACGAATCCACGACCCGCAGCAACCAAATCTGCACGGGTACACGATCCACAAGCGTGAGACGCGGTTTATCCGCTTCTGCTGGTGGCTCTATGGCCGCAACGACGTTGTCGCTTGGTATCTTCACCGCGAACAAACCTTTTTGGGTCGCCTGCAAAATTGGGCGGCTAACCGCATCTTGAACTATCTTTACTCCCCATGACCATATCCGAAGCCATCGCGTGGGGAATCGCCAAAGGGAAAGTTAAAATCTCCACCGCCAAAAAGCTATCCGTTCACCGCTGGAAAGAAATCAACAAGGAACGAGAGAAACGGGATGCCCGCTGCGGCTCCCGAAAGAAGCCTTCCCAAGCGGGAGAAGTTAGGAGATATATCGTCTATCCAAAATGAGCACACTAAATTGGCCTTGTCCGAATGGTTGCATGGGGTGGGCGCGTTGCTTTAACCCGAGCGAACCCATGACCAACCATCACCCGAATTGCGAGCATGTGAACGCTTCGCTGATGAATGTTTGGGTGGTGGCGATTCCCGGTGATGAACATGGCTGCGTCTGCGATAACGAGGAAGCCGCCCGCAAGATGGCCGGTGAAGACGAGGACGCGCCTCTCGATGTTATCCCGAAGAAAATGAACCGTGAAATCTTTGAACAGCTTGGCGAGTTCGCTGGCTTTTGATTCGCCCCATGAGCCGCTTCACCCGTGAGCAACTTGACCAAATAAAATAATGAAACCCATGCCGAAAACATTCCTAGAAAATAAGCTGGCGGTTAAGGCACAGGGGGAATTCGAGCGCGAGCATAAGCTGATAAAGCATTCGCCTACGCATCACGAAATCCAATTCAACCGGACCTCCATGCACTTTAATCCGAAGATGAAGATCAAAGTCAGATGCGCCTAAAAAGTGAACACCTCCCCGCTATCCTCGCCCAGCCCGGCTACCATGACGTTACGGATTCGCGGCCAAGGGCATTGTCCATCGTTCAAAAACGGCAAGATGCTCTCTCGGGGCCGACTCATAACTTCCCCCATCAAACAGAAGTGGATGGAGGCAACGGCCAGAGATATAGAGTCACAATTACGCTCCTTGTTTCAGATAACCGGGACCGGGATGGGGATGGAGCCGTCTCAACTATCCTTGATACTTACCTCTTTGCCCTTGGACGACTCCTTAAAGTGGACCGGGGTACCTTGCGGAAGCTGGCGAAAAGTGAAGAAAGGAGAGGAAGGGGCGGTTATCGAGATTGAGAAGCTGTAGGGATGCCCCGCCCTGCCATTCTGGCTGCATTACAGCGTACTTCCCGCCCAGAACAACCCAAGTCACTTTAGGATTGTAAAAGCGTCCTACGTCAGCAGAATCGCCAACTAAAGACACTGGCACCCGCCCTGAGAAGCGGGAAACGTATCGCGACGCAGCTAACTCTTAGAGGGCCGGAAGCAGGGGCGACAACCTACGACTTCCGGCCCTCAATCGTTTTCAGTGAAGTAGTTTTACGAAGAGGCTAACCACCCCCGTAATCAGCGCCCCACCGAACATGTAAATGATTCGGGTAACGTCTTTCTTCAGGTCCATCAAAATCTCGTTGGTTCTATCCTGTGCAACGGACTGCCGGTTTTGTTCAGCGATGATGCCGGGTTGATCTCGGATGTTGGCGGGGTTGCCGAAAATAGCCTCTTTCAAAAGCTTACTGTCGGCCTTCAGGATTTGTAATTCGTCTGACATCGTGGGGGAGTCGGTTATAATTTCGGATCGCCCTCAGTATGCAGAAGGTCAGGGCCAACGCTTGAAACACGAACGCCCCTGCTACCATATCCCAGAAGCCAATCTCGGGCAGACGTAAAGCAATGGGAAGCGGTATCATGGAAGCCTAGCAGTTGGCAGACGGCAACCCCCGCAAGAATTTGTTCGTAGTGGTCATAGACGAGGTTGGAGCCGGTCTGGCAATCGACGTAACATAGGACGTGTGACAACCACGCGATAAGCAGTAAACTAGCCTGAATTAAGGATGAGCGGTTACGGCCAATACCGATCAAAGCCAAGATCGTGAGCGTTTCGCCCCCTGCCGGAATTACTAGCTTCCACGGCGCGTGTATCTGCCGCGTGACAAAGATCACCAGCAACCAGCCAACAACATTGGAGATCGTGATAATCCACAGCGCCGCTCGGTCCTTCTTGGTGGCGAACGCCAAAAGAAGCAGCAGGCACACGAGGAACAGAATTGGGGCCGCGTCCATCACTTCTTCTTTTTCTTCTTAGCTTTCTTTTTCTTGGTGGTCGTCTTGGCAACGATGCTGTCGGGACGCTCCGGCTTGTCGGGAGGGAATGGGCACATGGGATTTATTTGGTTAGTGGTTTCGTAGCAGTAGAATCGTCAGGCACGGGGGTATACAGCCCTTTCTCGTGACCCAGATAGAGGAAGGCCCCGCCAGCGATAGCGGCCAGACCCAACGCCCAGAACCACGAGGGAAGCCCAGACATGCGCCACGCCATGAAGAACACAACGGACGCCGCTCCGCAGCATAGGGCCGGAGTCGGATAAGCTCGGTACACGAAGAAACCAGCCGCTAGGGCCGCAGCAATCGCCGCATAAAGGAGCGGACGGGATTCCTCAGCGTCTATCCGCTTTGAGGCAATGGAGGTGTCTACGGTGCCAGAATTGGCCGCTACGGTGCTTTGGCTCTCGTTCCATTCCGTGTCCGCGCTCGGGAATACTTCCGTTTCAACCAAAGCGGGCTTTGCGGGAATGGCGGGCGATTCTTTTGTGGCTGGAACCGCAGGCTGTGCAGCAACCTCACGGCGAATGATTCGGGAGTTGGCCGGAATGCGAATGCTCCCTTTCTGCGTGGCCGTGTTTAACGTGGTTGGAGTCCCTGCATCTTTCGGACCCGTAACCGAAACGCCCCCCGCTTTGATCGCCCCACGGTTAAGCAGGGAGCAGCCAGTCAGACCTAGAAGCGAAAGGACAGCTAGGGCTTTCATGGCAAATATAACTGACCAACCATCACGCCCTCTATGGATGACTTCGGAAACCACCCATCAGAATCGTGATTCGCATAGCCCGACATGTAAACTGAGTCGGCGTTTTGGTCGGAAACAACGTGAATCACCCGCTTAATGTCGCCACGGTTGTAAATTACGACACTCCCATTTGGGATTTCCTGTCCTTTGTAACGAAGGCAGAGGGCTAAGGTATGTTCATCTACGAAAGGCTTCATGCTTCCCGTGGGCTTCACGCCCGACCAGAAACGATTCGCCGGGTCACTCGCTACCCAATCGTGCGCATCCCGTGTTACCGTCGTGACGCTTTCACTTGAACGCGGGGAAGGGGTGAACGTGGCTTGCTTGGAGCACGCAGACAAAACCAGCACCATCAATGAAAGTGTTAGTACTGGCTTCACCGAGATTACATCAAAACTTCTTGGCCGCTGTTATAGGCGAAAGTCGGGGTATCCGCTACGGACACAGAACGCAGGCGCGTGTAATAGCCGCTTGGCACCATGCCAGAGAGCGAACCGCCTCCCGTTTGGGTAATCGTTCCCACGGCCACCGTAATGGCTGTATTCTGACCGCTGGACATGCGCCCCACTTCTTTCCAGTCGCTAGCGGTGGTTGAATTAGTGGCCGCGATTTCCAGAACCACGTAACCGCTAGAGTTTGACGTTCCAAGAACGGTCGTTGCGGTCGTGATCGTAACCGAGTACGTCACCCATGACTTGCGGGTAGATGAAACCTGAAACCCATTAGCTGCCGCTGCGGTCGTTTGGATCGTCTTGGCTGATGGGGCGAAGTTATAGCTGAAGGCGAGCGGAAGAACGTCCGGATCAATATTGATCGTACTGCCCACGCGGAGAAGACCCGTGCCGAGTGTCGCCTGCATGGGACCGGAGGCCGTGTGGAAAAAGAACGCATCAGCCGCCAGCGTGTTATCGCCAAACCAGTTTGACTCTAATCCAGTGACGCCAGCATCTACATTGTAGATTAAATAATTATGGGCGATGGGGGTTGCAGACAAAAGCGCCGGAACAAAAGCCAGCGCGACGAAAGTTGATCGAAGTGATTTCATAAGAAAAAAGAGTTAGGCAATTACGGCCTTAACGACCGCAAAGCTAATGACGATTGCGCCGGTTTCGGCGGTGAGGGTATCCAAATTAAAAACGGTGATGTCGAACGACCCAACGCCGACAGCGTTAACGTAAACCAGTGTTTTCGCGTTAACCTTTCCGCTTTGTACGCAGATATTAATCGTATCGGTAATAGCCACGGTGGTGTTCGTCACGGTGAATACAGCACTAGCCAAAGTCGCCAATGAGGTGTTATTGGTCGTTATCTGGCCGCAAACCTTGCTAAGCGTGACGCCGGTTGTCCGATTGGTGGCCTGAGTGATTACTCCACCCGCGCCAGTAGCATAGCCAACACCAGACGAACCGCTAATTGAAGTCACAGCTGCGGAAGAAATGACAGAACCGCTGGAAGTGACTCGGAAAACAGTCACGCCTCCGGTCTGGACTTGAATAAGATTCTTCGTTCCGTTTCCACCGCCGGACGCTGCGTTAATCATTAACGCATTCCATCCAGCCGTTCCGGTTTGCCCACTGAAGTCAGGGGAGAGATTAAGCGCCGTTTCAATCGTATTGGAAGACGTGAACGGGCCTGAGTTGTAGGTGAAGTTGGCGGAGCCGCGAATTTGGTTCGTCCCAGAACCGAATGCCACTTGTGTAGCAGCAATTCCGGTAGTGCCGACAGGGGAGGTGCCAGAGGGGGAGAATCTAACGCGGGCGAGATTGGATAAATTTCCTGGAAGTGACATTTTAGGAGTGGGTTAGTTTTGGCGGCTTTGATTCATGGCGGAGTAGCGAGCGAGAGCCGCCGCGAAGTCCTCTGCGTTGGTTTGACCGTAAAATGGGGAGGCTAGTTTTTTCTGGTAGAAGGGCGTCAGTACACCCTTTCTAGCTGCGGATTCACCAGCAGCTACGGCTACGGGGGCGGCGATACCAAGTAACGGATGCCCAGAAGCGATACCAGCACCCGCTCCGCCAAACTTCATCATCAGTTTGAGGTTATCGACTCCCGGTGTGGGGGTGTTGATTGCCTTCCTCAGATACTTTCCGAAACGATCTTCAAAGCGGCCAATTTTATAGAGATTACCAGTCAGTTTTTCTCCGTGGGCAAATGCGTCACCAATTACGCTGGCATCGAAATTACCTCCGCTAAAGGCGCGTTCGGCCATTCCGATTTCTGCCAGCTTAACGCGAGCACCATCGAACTTATCAAATAGGGGAACAGGTAGAACACTCTTTAGGCCCTGTTTATAAACATCGGCATCAGCAGCGGCCTGCTTTGCTTTAGCCAAAAGAGCATTGTTCGGGGTGCCTGCCATTTTGGAGGCGCGATAATCCGTGAATGCCTCACGGGCTAAATCCATTGAATCCTTGAAACTTTTCAGAAGGCCAGATGCTTGCGGACTGCTCTTGTTTACCGCGTCGTAAACCAAATTAGGTTCGGCCCGCATAGTGTTAATGCTGACCGGAGAAATTGGGGCGTTATCAGGAAGGCCAATTTGGGCTGCAATAGCAGCATCCGTTTTCGGCTGATTCATATGAATTGCCGATTGGGCAACCGCTGCTTTACCGCCAAGAGACTCTAGGGAGTTATTTACCGCGTTCGGGTTAACAATAGAGGGCGGGACCGTGTAACCAAGATCACGACCAATTTTGAGCGTCTCGCGATTGAACGAATCACGCGAAGTTTTATCGGCAACAGCTTGAGCGGCGCGGCCAGTGTCGATGAACTTAGAGAGTCCAGCGCCAGCGAAACCGCCCACTGCGGCAACCGCGTCTTGTCCAAGGGAGGCCGGTTTGCCCGTGTCGATCATACTTTGGGTATTCACCGCAGCAACGTTTCCAGCGGCGTATTTAGCCCCCTGCATGGCTACAGTTCTAGCGCCAGCCTTGGCCAAAGACGCGCCGGGAATAGCACCACCCACCGCAGCGCCGCCCACTTCACCAAGGGAGAATTTCTTGCCGGGAGTCGTGAGCTGCCCGGCGATGTTACCAAGTGCCCCGCCGATAGCGCCGCCAGCCTGCACGCCGCCAAATTCAGCGAAGGGAGCACCCGCTACCTGCCCCAACGTTGCCCCGCCACCCTCTAGGCCAAGATTCTTAACGGTGTGAGCGACTTGCTGGGGATTGGCCGTGATGGTTCCAAATGGAGTCGGAAAGGGGAGGTCCGTGTTGAATAGGGAGCGCGGCTTTTCTGGGGCCGGAGCTGGGGCTGATTCATCGCCCGCAATCTTCTGCAACACATCATCCGGCAAAGAGTCCATCTTGCCTTCTGCAATGTCCTGCAACTGTTCGTCGGAAAGTGAGTTTAGGTCGGCCATTTACTTCTTTGGGGTGGCGCGGCGAATAGCCAGCAACGTCTTGGCCTGTTCCTGCGGGGAGAGCGTTCCGGAAGCGGCTTTCTGGCCTGCCTCGTAGGAAAGTTTCCATGCGTTGAAATGATCGCGCACCTTGGCCAAGCCTGCTTTCAACTGTTCGGGGTCTTGCGCTTGGTCGAGATTCGCCACCGTCGAGGTAACAACGTCCAACTCCTTTTCGGAGAGCTGGCCGAAACCGGAAGCGCCCGTCTTTGAGGCATCCCGCATGGACTGAAGTTGTTGAACGCCAAGATTGGCCTTCACGCCTTTCAGAATTGCTCCGACGTTATAGCCCGGCGTTCCGGGAACATGCTGCGCCACCCCGCCCACAGGACCAGCGGTAAGGCTGTCGATCTTGGGTAGGATGCTGTCGATATTGCTAACGACGTTTCCGGCTACTTCAGTAACTTGACGGACCTTTTCCGTCTGGGCGTTTTTAGCGTCAACGGAGTCTTGGGCCTTACCAGCGGCGTCAACCTGCGCTTTCTTGTAGTTCAGTTCTGCCAGACTACCGGGAATCGGCTTAACCGAATTGGGGCGCTCGGGGTCGATCATGTAACCCGGTTCGAGACCCTTTGAAAGACCAGCGGCCATTTGCTGTGCCACGATATGATCCTGAAATCCCTTAGCGTTCCGGGAGAAGGTATCTTGCTTAGGAGCCGATGCCGCAAATGGAGTAGGAGCCGAGGGGGCAATCGGGTTGGGCACCTGCCCGTCACCTGTACCCGGATAGATTTGGCCAAGGGAGAACTTCCTACCGCCCTGAGCGTTCATCCCATCGAAAGACGCGCCAACATCACCTTGGCCGAACACCCCGCCACCATTAGCCGAAATCGCTCGCTGGCGTAGGTCTGTGGGGGCGTAGGCTGTAACGGGACCACCGACACCGCCCGCCGATCCTGCTGACTTAGGGCTACCATCGGCATTGTAGAAGCGCCCAAAGATATTCTGAGCCGCCCGAACGCCATTGGCATAATCTGCGGGATTCTGGCCCTCTGGGTTTAGATTTATACCAGATTGCATGAGGGCCGAATTATAGGCGTATTTGGCCCCTTCATCACCAAGACCGGAAATGACACCGGCAATTTGATTTCCCACGGGAGCGCCTGTTGCGGCTGCCCGTTCGCCCGCAGGAATTCCACCGCCAAAGATATTACCCGTAGCGATATTAAGAGAAGATGAACCGCCCCCACGAGGAGCCCCAACGCCAGAGCTGAACAAACCGACCGCTCCTTGGCCTGAAGAAATCTGCTCTGGAGTAGCCGCGTATCCCGTCCCGTTCGCCGCTGCGTTCTGCGCTCCAAAGGAACCCGGTTCGTAGATGCCTGCGTTGTTTAGAGCGTTCTGTTGGCCGAAATCAGTCTGAGGCCCATTACCACCCCGCAAATTCGCGTAGGTCTGGTCCATGGCCGAGCGAAGGTTGGACTGCGTACCACCTGAAAAGATATTATCCTCCCGAATGCGGGAAACGAGGGGGTTGGTTGATCTTGGAGTGGCCATTGTTACTATAAGTTTCTCTAATCCTGTGCAGGAACTTGTCGAGAGTATACCGGGATTGGTTTGCAGGTCGTGCAGCCTTTCTTGCGCCATTGGGCGATGGGCATGATTGGCGTTCCGGGATTGGCGAACGGCGTGTGCTTAAGGTTGCGACGTGCTTCGCGTTCGGCGCGGGTGATGATGTTAGCAGTCATTAGCAGGAGTCTCCGCAATTTAATCTGCTCGGACAAGAAAGCGAAGAATCGTAAAGCGCTTGAATCGCGTTAGTGCTCATGGTGCCAGACGACGAAAGCGAAGCCGTGAAAATAGAATCTGGAATCGTCGCCGGAGTGATAGCCATGACGAGATGATACCTTCCTGTGTACGGAAGTGGGGATGATGTCACTGTGCCTGTGCCTGACGTACTAACTGTTTCCACGAGTACCCCCGCATAGTCATAGATCGTAAGGCCGACAGTATTCACTCCTGTTCCTCCCGAACCAGTTAGCGTGAAAGTTTCACCAACCTCTGCGCTTGCCGAACCCTCGAATATGCCAATAACTAGAAACAGCCCGGATAGGCTAAAATTGAATGACGCACCACCTGTAGCCAAGAATGTATTTCCCGGCGCATCTCCACAATACCCCACACAGTTGCTTGTTTTATCCGTGATTTCAGTTGCGGCATCCGCGCAACTAGCGAACCAGTCTCCCGTGCTTTCAGTTCGGAGCGGAAAAAGCATCTTCGGGCACGCCTCCAACTGCCGCGTGGTGCCGGAGTCGTCGTAGAGGGCGATGACGGGACTTACCGTATAAGAAACTGAACAAGTCGCCGTAAAACTAAGGCTAACCGATGTGATCGGATCAATAAAGGCCTCTGTATTTCCGCGAACCTCCAGAATGTATGTCCCTGCACTCGGAGCCGTTAGAACCACGGTGCCGGTGCCGGATACGGAAAATTGATAATCCACTTCAGAGAAGTCCTCGCAAGCTAGTAGATAGCAGTCGATCTCTTGCGTTCCAATACCGCCTCCTGTGCTTACGATGAATGGTATGGATATGGTTCCCCCCGCCGATAGAGTGACTAAAAAATACGTATCTACGGCTAGAAGCTCGGTTGCGACAGTAGCCCCAGCGGTCGCTGCTGCGGTTATGGTGGTCCCGTCGAACGAAGCAGAAAATAACTGCCCCGTATCTGAAGTCTGAAAATTGCAGTATCCAATGCACCCGCTCGTTTGATTAGTTATGGCAGTAGCCGCGTCGGCATATGATGCATATGGACTACCAAACGGAGGAACCAATCCGCTTCCCGGCGGAATAAACAACGCGCACGCGCACTCTCCCGATCCCCCGCAGCACGGCAAACAAGGCGTGCCCACCGCGAATAAATCTGGATCAAACGGATTCACGCGCCGGTTGTCCACGCATACGGAGGAGTTCCCGCTGTGCAGACTGTCAGGTTCATCGACCACGCCATACTGGGGCGGACGGCGGTGATGACTCCTCCCGAGACATCCACCTGCCCGATGAGCCGATAGCTTGTCGTGGAGTCATCCGTCGGAACCACCCCGCTCGAAGCGCCGTCCACAGATGCGCCGGTCACGGACGTTCCAGAGATAGAAGCCTCCATGTAGATCGCCCACGTTCCGTCGGTCCCACTGACATCCAGATCGGTCTCAATGTCGGTCGGCGTGAACCCCGAGACGGTCCCGAGAAGCACCTTAACGTTCTCGGTGTCCACGGCCACGAGTTTCAGCGGCCAGTCGCCGTCGAAGGAACCGCCACCACCAGAGCCACCAGAATCAGGGGGTAGTTTGTCGATGGAACGCCCAAACTGCTCCGAGGGCATTGACGGCATTGGATTAACGAATCCGGGGCCGGGGATAACCGAGTTATTAAACGGGGTCATCATGGGAATGCGTAGGTCGTAACCGTGCGACGGAATACCGTTACCCCACTAACATCCGTCAAATACGGGTCGTTATCCGTTGCTAGCGTCTTAGTATCTGGAACGTTGAAAGAGCTTGGCGTTGAACTGCCAAGAGTCGCTTCCCAAGTCGTGCAGAGTACGCCGTTGTAATTGCTATTCGTGCCCGAGATACCAGATGCCCCCGCCAAGTATCCACCAAGTGACTGCTGGCTCTGTACCGCAATTCCCGTGTCTGCCGGGGTGTAGGTAGAGTAGAACGTGGCGTAAGCTTCCACCGTAAACGGAGCGGTCGTATCCTGCGTTACGTCATAGCTTACCTCCGCATCGGCCAAGAGCGTCATTGTCACAGGAGAATTCAAAACGAATTGCGGCGGGCTTCCGGTGAACTCAGCCGAACCCGGCTTCGTGAAATTAATCTGTTTCTTGAAAGTGATAGTAGCGGGGGGCTTTTGCCAGATCGCCACATTCCGCCAAAACCCATTATCTCGGGTGTGGGTCAGCTTAATGTTATATGCAGTACCCGTTCCCGGATAGGAGGGAATCAGGTTTCCGTTATCGTCGTTCTGGGAGACGGAGTAAATCAAAGCGCCGTCGCTTTGGCCGACCACATCCACGGTAATTTCAGAACCGCCACCAAAACCCGACTTGGTTTCCCACATGCGAAAACCCGATTCGTCCTGAACATCCACCGCGAACAAAACAAATCCTGTTGGCTGGGTAACGGGATTGGTGGTGATCGCAGGATTCGTGACGTAACTGGTAGTGCAAATAACGTCACCCGTCGCGCTGTTCGGGCTTGCTGGGTTGAACGCTGTATTACCTCCCTGATTATTGGTAAATCCTTGGGAAACCTGACCACCCGTTCCGCCCCCAGACCCATTGCTTGCTTGGGCGAACTGGTAGGAATAAACAGGGAGACCGTTGATGTATTCAACACCGGGTCCAACCAACGTGTAACCGGCCGGAGTGGGCGGAACCTGATTGAGATAACGAAGTGTGCGAATCGTGAGCTTCCCACCAAACCGAAGCTCCGAAACATCCGACAACTCTCCGCCCTGAACATAGGTGCGTTTAATATGGCGAAGCGTGCCGTCGTCCGGGGCTTCCTGATCCCGGAGAACGCAAACCTCCCATGGGGAGGCCGCGGTTGCCGTTCCCACCGTCTGCGGGATAAACGCATTAGTGGAGAACTGCACCCATTCATACGTTACCTCCAAGTAACCGTATTGATTGACGACTACGGTCGGATTTCCAACAGGCGTCTCAGCGGTAGCCGAAATCTGCTCATAAATGAGCGAGAGAATCGGGCGTGTGTCCTGACCCTTTGGCGCTAGGTCATCGACAAACTTCTTGTAGGTGAGAAGTAGGCCCGTCCATCCGGTCGGGGCATCTGTCCAGTAATCAGCGGTTCCCGGAGCTAAATCTAGCGCGGGGGGAATCTGCCCCGTAGTCGTGGTTTGGAAATAGCGCGTCAAACGCTTCCGCCCATCCGGCAGAACTACCGCATCGGGCTTCTTGGCTTGATCGGGGCTCCATCCAAGGAAGGACATTAGTCAGTCGGAACGGGCTTCGGTGGATTCTTGAAGTCCTTCAGTTCCTTAAACGCCTTCTCAATAATATCCACGCACGAGGAAGCCCCAATAGCTTCAGCTTCCGAGAGGGGAGCGCGATTGATTAGAACAGCTAGGACTTGCAGGCTTTTTTCGGGAGTGAGTTCCATAAAATATTAGCCGCCGTTGAACGGGGAGGCCGTGATGACAGCAGCGCCAGTTCCGCCAGCGCTCAAAATGAAGCGGGCGTTGTTCCACTGGTTCACCGACCATGTATATGCAGTGCCACCCGGCAGAACGTGGCCGGTGGAAGCGGTGGGCGTGGAGCCTTCCCAGTAGCAGCGGATGTCATCGCCAAAGATGTCGAACGAGACCAACTGAATATCGCCCACCGAGCCGGGCGTGTAGCCGGTGGCCGTGGTTGATCCAGAGGTGACGGTGACGATTTGGGAAGTCAGGTACGAAGTACCGCCCAACGCCAAAGCGGGCATCGGGTAGAGTGGGTGGATCAGATTGTAAGCCATATGTTGTTTGGGTTAAATTATCGGGCGAGCCAGCTACCAGCGCGGGCTGTTTGGTGGGACTGGACGCGAAACGGCGGTTGAATACCCATCTGAAGCTCTTGGCGCGTTTGCTGACGAACCAGTTCGGCGTCCGCCAGCGCGTCAGCCTCTTTCGCTTTATCCATTTGGGAGTCCATGCGGAGGTAATCGGCGTAGCTCGCGTACACGACGTATTGAAAGAGGAAATCTGGTACCTGAAGTACCTGCCAGCTATTCGGGTTCGTGTCGGGGGACTGGCCCGCAGTCGTAGCAACGACGCACTTCCAGAAATCCATTACGCCTGCACTATTCGTGAATAGGATTTGGTCGTTTACGGCGTAGGTGGCAGCTCCGCTATAGGTCGTACCGGAATAGCTGGGGCATCCCTTGCGATAATTCAGGTAAAGGGGGTAGCCCGCCGTGTACCAAGTCGGGAACGTCCAAAGCCAGCCATTCCACGTCCAGCTATTGGTTCCGATGATCTGGACGCCATCCGGGACCATCTGGAAGCCTTGCAAGGGAGAAAGCCCCTGTCCGACCGGGTTGGTCTGGTAGACCTGAAAGCAGGCGTCGATAAACTCCTCTCCGAGCTGGTCATTGGGAATCAGGAGGGCCGTGGGAGCCGCATACGTCGTCTGTGAGAGGACATTTCCCCAAGTGTATATGCCCTTAGCCGCATCCCCCACATAAACGAGCGTAGAGCCATTGGTAGAGATACCCGGGCCGAACAAACCCGCCCCCGCCCCGCTCGCCGTCGTGAAGAAAATTGAGCACACCCAGAAACCATTCGCCGTCTGGTTAATCGTGGAGGGCATTGAGGTGGTTGCCGAGGTCGTCCCTACCACTCCGCTAACAATATCGAAGTAGGAAGAGTAGGTGTTCACCCCATCAAAAGCCGAGAGGTAGAGATACCGCCCGCCAATCGGACGCGCATAGCAAGTAAGTTGGTAGGTCGCCCCCGGAATAAACGTGATATTCTGTAGGTCGTTGTGGAGGGAGTTGGCCGTCGTCTCCAAAATACGGGAAGCCGTCACCCTACCGTCAGCCGGGTTAGCAATGCTGTTATTTGTCACCGTGGCGGCGGTAGGCGTCCAGTAGGTCGTAACGCTTAGGTCGTTCGGATATTGGCCTTGGTTGCCAGCGAAACGGGCTTCGCCAACGGGGCAAATCGCCAGCCAGTCCGACTCAATCCAGCCGTCACCCGCTGCGTTATTGAAATACTGCTGAATACCGAGCTGCTGGGTGGTAGGCAGGGCCGTAAATGACGACCAATTCACAAGACCGCCAAGGGTATTTATGAAGTCAGAATAACTTTTATAACGAATATTTGCCACGTTATTTTATGTCGAAAACGTTCGAGTTAATGGAAATGGCTTCGCAAATACCATTCAAGTGCTCCCTGTAATCGGGGGGAAGAGAATCTGATTTGATGAGATTTTCAGTCTTAGGGAGAAGCCGTAAATTCCTCCAATTAAAACAAACCATCTGGTGCGCAATAATGCTTAGGTCGAAAAAAGAACAAGGAACGTGATGGTCAACGTGCAGGCCATTAGGAATTTCATTCCCTCCCCCCGTTAGAAAATAAACCGCCTGTCGGGGAGTGCATCCAAGAAGATGATGGGTTTTGTTCGTCTTTGTTAATCCACTCCTGCGAAGTGCATTATTGATGCGACAACCGATATTCTTTCTTGCTCTAAAAATAGGGTCTGAGTCTACGCGCTTTTTTTGATATGCAGACTTCCTCTCTCTGTAATCGGGATCAATTTTCCGTAATTCATAATGGGATTTGTCCCATTTCTTCATCTTTTCTTTGTTCTTTTTGTAATACTCTCCGGTCCTCACAATCATGCATTTCTTGCAATAGGAAATCCGACCGTCGCACATGTGCTCTGATTTATAGAAATCGTTTATTGGTTTAACCAATAAACATGTACGACACGTTTTCTCTTCAACGTGAACCCTGATTTTACCTGTAAACTGATTTGGCATTAGCTATTTTTAGCCTGTTCGTTCCGTTGAGCCTGAATCGCCTGCTGAACCTTCGCCCGGCGCTCTAGGTAGAGATCGCCGCCGAAGTTGTTCAGCTTAATGTTCCCATGGCGCATGTTCAGGAACTGACGCTTGGGTTTCGGCTTGTATCCCGGGAAAACCAAACCCGGATTGTCGTAAAGAAATTCAGTCACGAACGACTTATCCTGCCAGCATCCCGGATACTCCAACTGCCAGCGGAGATAGACGATCATCGGAATGGATCCTGCGGCTTGGCCTCTGCCATCGCCGGAAGTCGGGGCGAGCCCGCTTTGAATCTCCTTGGCGGTCTTCAAAATCTGCTGGGCCGCAATCGCCTTCTCTCGGGGAAGGTTGTCGTTAACAATATCCGTGATCTCCGCCGCAAGGGCCGAGTGTTCCTGCGCGAGCAGGTTAGACGCTGTGATGTTTTCTTGCATGAAAGTGAAACGGCGGGACGCAGGATTTATTCTACGCCCCGCCGTGAATCATAATCCCTCCACTTAAACGCCCGGCTGGAACGTGGAATCGTTCTGGTCCTGAATGTTCAGGAGCAGGGTAACGGAACCAGCGGTAACAGCGGACGGAGACGAGGCAGCGGCATTGGTGAACGTCGCCACCAGCGAGACAGCGGAAGTGCCGGTCGCGTTGGTGAGCTGGTCCAGCGTCGAAGCCTCGCCAAGAGCGCCAGCGGTCAACACGGACTGAGCCGAGATGAACGCAGCGATGGACGAGGTAGAACCGACCTGCATGGTCAGCGTCTGGGTGCCAGTACCAGCGAAAGCGGTCGTGATAACAGCGCGGGCGTTATCGACCATCCACTTTGCCGGGGTGTTGCCGAGGGTGACAGTAACAACGTCCGTCGCAGTCGTGGCCGAAGCCTGAGCGACGAACGAGAACGGAATGACGAACTTCGTATTGAACCCGTTAATGCGCTCAACGTCATTAAGGGGGGAAATATTGGTCGCCGTGAGGGTGGTTGCGTATGAAGCCATGGTAGTAGTCTCCTTGGGTTAGCTGGCACCGGCGAACTTGCCGAGACCGAGCGGGTTTTTGCACTCAAGGGTGATGGCGGAGCGGAGATAACCGTTAGGGCCACCGCCGAAATCGGGGAGGTCTTGGATTTCCACACCGTACATCCAACTGAGAGCGACAAGCTCCGGGTCGATGACATAACCACGGTTCTGCTGCTGGGCCGTGACCGTGCCGGGGTTGGCACCGTCAACAAGGCCGTTGAACATGTCCGGTACGATGACGACATGATGGAAGTCGCCTTCGTAGATCGTCACATTGAGGTCAATCTGGTGCTGGGTAGCGTCCTGATTGACGAGGTACGTCTGGGTCGCCGTGGTGCCAGTCGCATTGCGCTGGAACTTGGAGATCGTGCGCTTGAGGGTCGGACCCGCATAGAGCGTGTAGTTGCGACGGCCACCGACCTGTTGAAAGATCGACTGGTAAACGTCGTTGAATCCGGATTCCGTAAGGGCACCAGAGGTGGCCGTGGAAATCGAGGCGGTCGGGGTCGTGTAGGCAGCCGGAACATCAGAGCCCGGAGTCGTGGAAACCCACTTGCCGAGGGCGCGAGTTTTCGAGGGAACCAGACCCGTGCCCTGCTGAAGGTCGTTATCGGAGCCAATCATGGCTTCAATATCGCGCTTCATTTCGCGGGCGGCCTTCGTCTTCGAGTTCGCCATTTCGTTGCTCACACCAGCCGGGTCGGACGCAAGCTGGTTGCGCGACACAGCCCAAGTGCGGCTGAAAAGCTGGACACGATTGCCAACGCGGGCGCGCTGGGCAACCTGATCGGTGAAGCTCGAAACGTCGGCACCTTCCACCACACCCGCAAAGGATACGGGGAGGAGGGTGTCCATCTGCCACTCGTGAAACATATTAAATGCGTCGGTGGACTTGGAGAACGTGCTCGTTTTCGGGCAGTCCTCCGGGGTAAGAATCGTCAGCGCGTTCGTGAGGTCTTCACGGTCGCCAGCGGTGTTATAAGTTGTTGCAATAGCCATGTTATTGAGAGTTACGGAACTTTGCGTTTGCGATAAGAAGCTTGGCGAAATCCTTGCTGTTTAGACTCTTCTTACCACCCGTTGCGTTCGCTCTCTCGGCCTGCAAAGCTTGGCTGTTCATCGTGCCCGTGGGGGCGCGTGTGATACTCGCATCTGACGTTATATCGGCTTGGCCACCAGTGGGCTTGGGGCGGGGTTTAGCCGCCTTTGGCTCCTGCTTGGTGCCTTCCTCTGCCAACATCGCCAACTGCCCCTTTACCATCATTCCCACTAGGTACTCAGAGTTAGGGTAGGAGCGCAGAACGGGGTTATCCCGTAGTGCCTGCTTTGCCATCTGGTAACCGGGGTGGGTCGGGTCTTTGAGAAATGGGAATTTCTCTTGGGCCGTCTGGGACGATTGGCTTCGGGTGTTCAGGAACTTCTCACGGGCGGGAATCGCGGTGCGCTCATCCTTCTTGGCCTGCGTAAGAGCCGCAATCAGGGCGTCCTTCGTGATATGACCCCACTTGGTCTGTTTCCCCTCGGGCGGGAACTCAGAGTAGAGCATCATTTCTGCCTCTACGATGTCATTGGCGAGGTTTTCGCGGTACTGATTGAGCTGTTCCATCGTCGTTATGTCAGCCAGCGGGACGTTGGCGGGAACCGGGACAACCTCGGGGACTGCTTCCGACTTTTCAGCCAGTTGCGCCTTCAGTTGGTCGCGTTCTACTTCCGCCGCAACCCGTGCCGCAATCTCTCGCTTGGTCTTGGCGACCTCTTTTCCGATGCGTTTATTGATCGTTGCCTGTAGCTTTGGGTCGAGGGAGTGAGCCTCGGGTGAAAGAACTTCTTCGGTTTCAGCCTCGGTTTCCTCAGTGGCTTGCGCCTCCTCGGTGACCAGAGCTTCGACTTCAGCGGGTTTCTTAGCTTCTTCGTTTACTGGCGCGGGTTCGGCTTTTGCCTCCACCTTAACTTCAACAGGTGCTTGGAATTGGACGGGGGCCGTTTGCTTGGCCGCCAACCGCTTCGCGAAATCACTCATTGTCGTGTTCGTCGCGCCTTTCGTTTCAGCAACGGTTTGCTCTACCTGAGCGGGCTGTGCAGGAGCCTCTTGAACTGTAGTATCAGACATGGATTTGCGGCCCCAAGAAGGCCAATGGCAGAAGCGGGATGCCTCAGTGCGTAAATCAAGCACTAATAAAAATTATTAGTCAACTAGTAACGATTCTAATGTTAAGTGCTTTACGATCACCACAGAATGTGATGCCATAAAAGCACGAACCGAAGCCATATCAGGACTTCGGTTCGCTAACATAAACCCATAATATTAGTATGAGTGATGCTGCAAAACTGTTTGACGAAGTTCTATCGCTGGCAAGCGATATCCATGAACAACCGAATCTGGAGGATTGCATTGGAAAGTGGTCCTTGGCCTCGTTCGAGAATTCCTTTTGGAAAAAAGTGGATAAATCTGGAGAATGCTGGAACTGGATCGGTGCCAAAAACAATAAAGGATATGGCGTGTTCAGGCGGACGCTAGCCCATCGTGTATCTTACACGCTTTCCTATGGGGATATTCCTTATGACAAGCCCTGCATATGCCACAAATGCGATAACACGATTTGCGTAAATCCAGATCACCTTTTCCCCGGTACGGATGAAGACAACAAACGGGATATGTTAAATAAACGAAAACGAATGATCCAAATATCGCGGCTTTTCGATTCCGGCCAACTTGTGTTTAAAGACAAAAGAAGGAAAATCCTGAAATAAGGACAGCTACTATGTTAAGAGATGGATTGAGGTCTATTAAACGATTTTTGTTAATGCCGCCGTGCTCCGATTGCTTAAAAAGCGTCTGCTCCGAATCCTTAAACCGTGTCACTTGTGCGGCTCTACCGGAACCGTGCGAGTGCCGTTTGGAAACGGTAACGCTTGGCGGGATACATGCCCAACGTGTCGTGGTTCAGGTCACGGATTCACCAACAGTCGTTCCCGCGTGTGCGGCGTTATCCGTTAGTCTCTTGCTGCGCGGCCCGAATCTGAGCTTCCTGCTGTTCCAGTTCGCCCTCGTAAGTCTGGATGATGTTCAGGTAAGATAGAACTTCCCCCTTTGAAACAAGGGAGTTTCGCTCACTCGCAGACGTTTCAAAAGAAACCGAATTCGCCACCGCCTCGTCTTTGAGGTCTTTGATTAGCTGCATGAATTCCACGAAAGCGGGAATTCCAACCAGCGGAGTCATGGCCGCTTGGATACGGTCCAACTTTAACTTTTCTTGAGCGACCTGAGCCGCTGATTTACGTGCCATAAATTAAACCGCAGACGGCCCGATTACGGGAGTCGGCTGGACTGCGCCAAGCCTGCCGACCTGCTTGTTGTTCTGCTGGTCTTCCAGCATTTGAACCTGCTGGGCGTAAACATCGACCCGCTCCTTGAACGCCTCATCGTTCTCATAGCGGGCGATAACATCACGCGACTGCGCCCAGTTCTGAAGCGTCTGCTTGGCGATTCCCGGCGGCGTATTGGGGCGAACGTTGACTGCTATGCCCGACCAAATCTTCGTAAGATCATTTTGCACCTCGTTAATGATGGCCTCAGCGCCAGCCTCAGCTGGACGAAGAACACGCGCCGCAATGCTCGGGTCTTCCGAGTCCATGCCGACCTGAAGCATTTCCGTCCAGTCAACCGCCCCGTTACGGTCTGCCGCCTGAGCAAGCTGAAGGATGCGGTCGATTTTCTTGGCCTGATATTCCGGGTCTGAGCTGCGGAGGTCGTGGACCATCTGGAAATAGAAATCCTCGTCCTCTGGGCCGCGCTCGAATCGCGTTGATTCCTCGGACTGAATGCCGACCACACGATAATAAGTAACCTCGTTGCCGTATTTCTTAAACAGATTCCAAATCTGGTGAAGGGACGCAGCGAGAGACCCGAACAGCTTATTCAATTCCGCTTGGTTTTTCGTCGGGTTAATCGGTTCATCGGAATCGCTCGGAGCAAAACCAGCGTAATCACGGGCGTCATTAACCAATGTCGCGAGGCTCGCTTCTGTCGTCTGGTCAAACGGGATCGGTTCGCCATAATGGTACTCATTCGGGCGACGTTCCGGCACCCGCGCACCCGCGCCCCACTTCAGCAGCGGACGGCCAATCGGGTAGAAGATCGTCGGCATGATATTGTAACTTGCCGTATCAATTCGTGCATCCTTGTGGGCTTTGATCGTGTCCTGAAGGGGTTTCAGGGGCTCAGGCAGACCACGGGAATCGTGCAATTTGCGAGAAAGGTACTCGCGGCGGTAAAGGATGAATGGGTAGCGCCCGTCAGTGTCACCGTAGAGTCCGGACTTCGCGTAACCTTTGTGCGCCCCATATTTCACCATGTCCGCCCCAACTCCGCCCGGCGTCGGGGGAATATCGGGACTGAAAACGGTCAGGTAAACACCCGGAACGCCGTCTTCATCGCTCAAACGCTGGTAGGTCCAGACCACGCCAATTTTGTTAGTGAACCGTTGCTGCGTGTAGACGAAAGACCGGCTCATCGGCTGCATGAATTCCTGCGGGGTGCTCGCCAGCATCTTGCCTTTAGCCGTGGCAATCGCGTTCTCCACCCAGTTCTTGTCCCACCCATCCGTGTTCACCATCGAACGGAGTTTTTCCGGGGAGTAATACTTAACGAGGTGGATTTCCGTAGCCGCTTCGATGTCTGTCGTGTCGGGCGGGATAAAAGCATCAGTGTCCAAGCTGAGCGCCCGCATTACCGGGTAATTGCGTTCCTTGCCGACAATCGCCGCTGTGGTGATGCCGTTACGGGCAAGTTCCCTCAGCATCTTAGCCGCCTTGGCGCGGGTCACCCCGTAGATTTCCTCAAAAATGGATTTCAGGTAGTCGTCAACGTCACCCGAATCTAAAAGCTGTTGAAGGTCGATGTCCTGAAATTGGGCCTGAAGGTCGGAGAGTCGGATGGTCGTCAGAATCTTCTCCTGAGAGGTCTCCCAGAACTGCCCCATGAGAAATGCACCCTTTTCCTGAAGATACTGAGCGCCCAACTCCATCTCGCGCTCAAAATCGGGCATCTGGGTTTTAATCATCCACTTCATAAAAGTGGAAACCTGCTTCGCCCGCTTAATATCGTTTCCTTCCACCGGCTGCGCGACAAGTGAGGCTTTATTGATCGCCTCCAACATCATCGCCACCTTGTCGTTAATCAGGTTATCTACGAGATACACCCTGAGATCGCTCGCCCCATCCCACGGCACCGCATCAATCTGACCGTTGGGGCCGCGTGCGTGCTTTTTTCCGTCCGCTGACTGACCGCCCCAAATGGCGTAGCGTGTCGCGTAGTTACTCGCCGTCTGCGTTACATAGGGGTTGTTGTTTGTAACACAGGTCTGGAAGTTGCTCTTTAGCTGGCTGAAATCCGGGCCGCTATCGTCCTGCGGGGCGATCTGTAAATCCGCCTTGGGCAAAACGGAGTTGTTGGCAGAGAAGGTGGACACAGGTTAGGAGTAGTTTTTCTAATATCTGCGCCATCCCCGTTGTAAAGGCTAGACTAGTAGCTGCCAGTACGACCGAACACCTGAGCGTCTGTAAACTTTGTTTGGTCGATATGCTGGATGTCCGAAACGGATAAGTACCTCAGGCAGTCGGCCGGGTCTTTCCATGCACAATTACGGCCACCCTCTAAATTGTATTCCGTCATCGCCTGAATCATATTCTGGCACCTGTCCGAGAAATAAATCTTCGGAGAGTTGAGGGAGTCCCTTGGCTTCGACTCGTCCCACGCCAGAAGATTATTTATGAGCTGAATACCGCTCTCAATGTCGATGCCGGATGCGGGAATTACCGTGATGTCGTTTCGCGCCAAATCCATGATGATGTTGGTCGCGCCTTCATCTATTTGCTTTTCAGACGCGCCAGCACGCGGGTCAATAAACCGCTCCGCGATTTCATCACCGTTCTCCTTGGACTTCATAATTTCGATGTAGTCTAGGATGCCCTTTTTCTGACCTTTTTGGGCCGGACCCGGTTTCCCCTCGGGGGTGCTTCCCGGCAGAGCCCAATCGTCTTGATCCGGCCATTCATCGTAGACCCACCACGTTCCCATTGCGTCAATGGCTACCCACAACAGGAACCAGCTCTTTGAGCCTGCTGGGTCGATAGCCATGTAACGAGTAACCTTGTACGGCACCTTATTGCCTTTCTTATCCACCTTGAGGTTAGCGTCCAACCACGGGAGTTTTTCGTGCGGGATGACGTTAATCTCTTTGTTGAATCCCGGAAATACGCCCGTGATGGATTTTGTCGGTATGCCGAACGCACGAGCAAGAATCTCGTCCTTCGGACGCTCTTTGATCTTCGCGATGAAGTCGGAAGTGTCGATGAAGGCATTATCTTCTGTCCAGAAATAGTAGATCACCGTGCCGGGACGGGAAAGGCTCTCCTGCATGATTGGCAATTCGATGCGGCCCAGCTTCGGAACAGCCCACTCCGGGACCGGCTTAGTTTTGAGCGTCTTGGTTTTTCCAAGAATGTCCTGCACGAGCGGAGTCCATCCGTTCAACGTGGTAAACGTCAGGATGATTCTGCCGTGATAATCCACCATGCGGTACTGAAGCGTCTCGAACATTTTCTGGGGACACTCCTCATCGCACCACGCAACGTGCGCTTTGAATCCTTCGATTACCTGCGCGTCCTGCTGGTACTGGCGGTAGTTTCCGAATTTAATGGAGCCGCCCTTACGGTATCCGGGTAGCGGCGGGAGGATGCAGATATTATCTGTGAAGCCGTTTTTCTGGCTCCACTGTAAAGAATGATTAAGACCCTTCTTGGTTGGAAGTGCTTTAACCTGAGAGGGGATCGCATCGTAGATCATAGCCTGCTGGTCCTGAATACTCCGGTCCTCGTTAACGTGGTAGCAGCGCACTTCTGATTCTGGAATAGTTGCCGCTGCCCAAAGAGAAAGACGCGAAGCCAGCACGCTCTTGCTCGAACGGTTGCCTCCGCATATCACGATGTTTTGATATTTGGTCCAGTTCTGCATGACCAATTCCCACATGGGAAGGGACCAGCCCTGACCTACAGGATTATTGATCGCACCGGCCTCCGTCTCTTTTCGGATTTTGATGTAGCGGCCCAAACGCTCCGCATCCCAATCTTTCACAAAGTCACGGGTCAGAACCGGACGCCAAGGAATACCGAACGAGGGCTGAACTTGGTCAGCATAGGTAACTTTTGCCATCTAACGCAGAATTAGCGACTCTACTAGGTTGCTGGCAAGACAGTTTATAAGTTGCTGGAATCGGCGTAACCCCGATTGACTACTATTCGTGAAACTTAAACACGGCGTAATCTACATTATCAAGACCAAGGCGGGGGAGATTTTTGAGGCGGAATATCGGGCAGGGGTCCGCGATGTTCACGTTTTCTCCTCTTTGCCATTTCAGAAATCAGTACAACTTCCTCGCCGGTTCTTCAGGGAGGATGAAATTGATTGGGCGGAGCCGGTTTGCCCAATGACAAACGAGACGACGGGGGCCAGCTACGAAAACACCCTTACGAAGCTCTACTGAATGAAACGCATCCTCGTATTTTCGCCTGTCCGCTCTGGCCTCTCAACTGACTACTGTCGCAGTCTAATTGCCCTGCTGAACTCGTCTCTGGCGAAGGGGCCAAACGCTAAATATGCTATCGACTTTGCGTGGACATCGGGGACTTCCGTAGCGATGGCTCGGGATGAAGGGACGGACCTTTTTCTACGGCGTGGGGATGACGAGCTAATATCTTGGGATGTGGACTTGGGGCACAAAGACCCGGCCACGATGGTTTCCATGTTCGCCCGGCTTCTTTCTCACGACGTGGATATTGTGGCGGCTCCCTACGTCGGACATAATTTTAATTCACAGTGGCATGGGGCGGCTTCGGGAGTGACGGCGAAAGTTCGCCCTGACGGCCTGATCCACATGCAGCAAATACCACTCGGGTTTTCCAAGAAAAAGCGATGTGTCTTTGAGAAGATCAAAGCGGACAACCCCCATCTGCAATACGTCTTCAAAGATACGCACATGGACAAAGCGAAAACAGGGATGTTTGAGTTTTACCCGAATGGGATTTACGGCCCGACTACTGGCCAATCTAAGATCGAACGCATCAAGGAAATCCTGAAAGAGAAACCGACTGTCGCCAGTTTTGAAATTATGGAGGAGATTTCCCGTATCGTCTACGATCCCGACCACTCGAAGAATATCCTGCTTGGGGAGGACTACTACTTTTGCGAACTGGCCAAGAAGTCCGGCTTTGACCTGTTCATCGACAACAACCTAATCGTCCCGCACCGCTCTGACGTACTGCTTCCAGTAAACAACCAAAAGATTTTGCAGGAGCTTGGGCAGAACTGGCGATTGAAGGGTGACGCCGACCCGACCAAAGCCTCCTACCACCTGTCCCGCCTCGAAACGCTGCTTACTGCTGATATTCCCTAATTTTATGATCCAAAAACAACACCAGTCAGCCGGAGCGCAAATCGCTCCTCGTCCGCAAACTCAGGTAGAAGCCTTCCTCAGTGAGCTTGTCGGCTCACTTGACGGGCTTGAGAAAGCCATTGAGCGGCACGCCGAACGAATTGAACCCGTTCTTCGCGCTCAAGAGCCAACAAAAGGAGAGGTTGGTACTCCCGATGAAATGCTGGTTCCGGTCGCTGACCGCATCCGTTCTCAGGTCAAGCGCGTGGTATTCCTTCGCGAGCGTCTTGAAAACCTCACGACCCGCACCGAAGCATGACCACAATCCGCCCGCTCCCTGACGCCTCGATTTACGAGGGTATCGAAAAACTGAACATGCCCGACGATGCCCAAGGGTGGCATTCTACGCATCCTATCTTTGAGGAGTTGATCCAAGAAACGAAGGCGAAGACGATTATCGAAAATGGAACGTGGAAGGGGGCCTCGCTTATTCATATGGCGAAGCTCGCCCCTGAAGCGAAACTCTACGCTGTGGACACATGGCTCGGGGGAATCGACCACGACCTTAACCAGCAAGTCGCTACGTCCGTCCTTGAACGTGAACATGGATACCCGCGCCTCTATTTTCTGTTTCTCGCCAACGTGAAGCGGGCCGGTGTGCATGAACGCATCTGCCCCATCCCGCAGACTTCCATTAACGGAGCGCGTCTCTTATCGGCACACGGCATCAAGGCCGATCTCTGCTATGTTGACGGGAGCCACGAACACTACGATCCATACGAGGATATGAACGCCTACTGGAAATTGGTTCGCCCGGGTGGAATCATGTTTGGAGACGACATGGGTTTTCCGGGGGTTGCCGTGTCCTATTACCGCTTCTGCCTAGAAAATGGGCTGTTCGGGCAAGCGCAGATCGTGGACAAAAACTTCTGGGTAATCAGGAAGTAGAGCGTTCGCCTTTGAACTGAATAAAGGTTCCGGCTTCCCACTGCCCAACATTTGGCCCCCTAAGATCTAGCCAAGCATCCATTCGGATGCACCAATCTTGGCCGTCAACCTCCATGCTTTCTGCCATCTGGATCAAATCCCGGGCCGATATTTTCGT